TAATAGTTTGTTAAAACAAATTGAATTTCTTTTAACTAAAGGAACATCTGAATTTTTATCTAACACAAGAGCTTTAATAGAAAAAAATAAACAAGAAATGATTAAAGCTAAAGATATGATCGCATATTGGCAGAGAAAAAATAGTGAAAAAAAATCAATGAAAAGATTAAACTCTATTCAGTAGGAGGTTCAGCAGGTGCAGTATTTGCAGAAGTAGCAAATAGTACATCTATCGCTAATAAAGTGTTTGAATTCCTAGTTATAGGCTACTAGATCCAAAAAACAGCCAGTTTTTTTTTCAATAAAGTTTATATATGAACACATGAATTAATCATTATGGTAGAATTAAACCACAATGTAAAGTCTTTTAATGCTGATACTGCAATAAAAGGAGCACATGGTGTAATTGTGGCAGTTTATGTTACAAAAGGTGGTTCATCAGGTTCTAAATGTATCTTTAAAAATGGTACATCAGGTAGTGGTACTACTGAATTTACTGTATTTGGAGAAGATGTTCAAGGCGTTTTTAACGTAAATAGACGTTTTGAGAGTGGAATTTTTGCAGATATCACAGGTACTGCAGAATATACAGTTGTTTTTAAGTAAATTTAAATACATAGTAACTTTATATGTTATATGGCTACAACATATTGCTCTGTCGCAGATGTCGCTGATTTTCTCAGGGTCTCCATTACTGCTACTAGTACTCCTAATAAAAAACAAGTTGAAAAGATCATCAACCGAAAAGAAGAAGAATTAGATCGTAGAATAGGTCATACATTTGGAAGAAATAAAACAGTATCAAAAGAGATTCATGATTTACCATTATTATATACTTATGGTTGGGGTACACCAGTTTATCTTAAACATAGAAACTGTAGAGACTTTGACACATCTGCAGGGGATAAAATAGAAGTATGGCAAGGTGCAGATTCAGCTTATAATGATATCATACAAGATGGACAATGGTATGACTTTGAACCAACTCTAGGAAGATTATTCTTTCGTGGATATATTTTTACAATTCTAAGAAAATACAGAGTTAGGGTTACATACAGATATGGTGATGCTACAGTTCCTTTAGATATTGAAGATTCATGTGTTAAATTAACTGCAATCGACATACTTAATTCTAGTTTTAGAATGGATATATTGCCATTAGGTTCTAATGGTGCAGATATAGAAGCATCCAAAGCTGATTGGAGAGCTGACATAGAAAATTGTATAGACAATCGTCAAGAGTTATTCTTTATACCATAGTAAATGAATTCAAAGGACTTAGACAGTGTACCTGAAGGGTATATTGATGAACATTCTGATATAGGTTTTGAAGAATTTTTAAATCTATCTAGATCTGGAGAACTTGGTAAGAGTGCTAAAACGTTTGACCCTACTAAAAATGATAAGCGTATACATAGAGAAAATCTACTTAATATAGTAAAAGTTGCAAACCAATCATTATATTATAAATTTATTACTGAAGAGGGATTAGATTTTGTTCCATGTTATTTTTCTTATAACCCACTAACAAGAAAAGTGTCTATAAAGTATAATGAAAATTTCTTAAAAAAGAAACTTGGTACAGAAATATCATTTGTTAATTGGTTGTTAAAAGTTAAAAATTATAAACCAGATTCATCTAAGATGAAAGCATATGCAAGTTGGGCTGGGATGGAAGTAAAGAAAACTTCAAAAGGTTATAAAATGATACCTAATATAGGATATGATAAAAATGTAAAACAAAAACCACATTGGATAAAAAGATTAAAAACAGAATTTTTAAAAAGTGATTATTATAAAAAAAACTTTCACAAGATGGAATCTTTATACTCAAAAAGTTCTAATAAAGGTAAAAATATTATGCATATAAGAGAAACAAACCCATTAGGTTACAACTCCTTAAGTATAGAAAA